AGCTTAAAATATGGCAGTATATCCTTATTGAGGCATTGATAACTTTATCTCATTGGGCATATGATCAATTAAAAGACCATATTGAAGGAGACATTTCCTAAGTAATTTAAACTATATGTATAATAATGCTAGCCCTTTAAAGGCTGTGAGTGAAAGAGACGCTCTTAAAAAAGCTCTCTATAAAATGAAAGCTAGACACAATGGTGAATTAAAATCATTGAAGACAGCTTGGGTAAATTTTAATAATGCTTTTTGTGATGGTTTAGAATGGAAAACTATTACAGTTGTTGGTGCTCGGCCGGGAACTGGTAAAACTTTATTTATGGAGCAATTGGTTAATGATGTTATAAAAATAAATCCTGACCAAAAGTTTAGAATATTAAAGTTTCAGTTTGAAATGCTAGATGAGACAAATGGTATTAGAAAATTGTCTATGAATGTTGGTTCTGATTACAATACTCTAATGAGTAAGGACAAACCTGTTGACAAAGGTATATTCCAAAAGTGTGTTCAGTTTTATGAAAGTACAGAAAAGTATGATATAGTAGATGTAGTATATGACCCATGTACAGTGGATGAGATGTGTGCTACTATTCATAGTTACATGGAGAAGCATAAAAATGAAGAAGGATATACTAATACCCTTGTTACTATAGATCACTCAGCTTTATTTAAGGTTGGTAAGGGGCAGAAGGATAAGTTTGAAATGCTTTATTGTTTAGGTGAGGCTCTTACAGAAATGAAAAAAAGGTTTCCTCTAGCATTTTTAGTTCTTAGTCAGTTAAACAGAAATGTAGAAACTGTAGAAAGAGCCAAGGATGGTTCATATGGAAATTATATTTTAGATTCTGATTTATATGGTTCTGATGCATTATTACAACATGCTGATGTAGTGCTTGGTATTAACCGTCCCTTTAATAGAAGGATTAAATTCTATGGACCTGAAAAATATATTATCAATGATGCAGATCTATTAGTATTTCACATACTAAAATCTAGAAATGGTTTTATGGGTATGAATTTTTTCAAGTTAGATAGAGATGTCATGAGAATAATAGAAGTTGATTCACCACCTGTATCATCACATTAAAATTAAAATTATGTATAACAGAAGAGACAAAGAAAAAGAGTTGATGAGTAATCACTCTAAATTTTTAGATAAACTCACTGGAAATTATCAATTTGCAGCAAAAACTGCATTTTATAGCAAAGGTAAGTTTGGAAGACAAATTCAGTTTTTTGAGAATGAGTTAAATAAAGGTTCTGATATTTATGTAGAATTAGTGGACATTGAAAGAGATGGACAGGGACGTGATACAAACATGGTTCCTATGTATTGGGAAAGACCACTATTTAAGTATAGATATAATCCTTATTTTAAGGAAGAGTATGAAGTTAAAACTTCTACAAATTCAAGAGGGGAAGAATATTCTGTTTATGTTATTCCAACTTCTGAGCTAGTATGTGTAAATAAAGGTAATGAAGAAATACCTTACAATACTTATGAAAGTCAAAGAACTGAAGAGCCAAAACAACAAAAAAAAGTAAGTACATTTCCAGATTTTGAAGAAGAGTTTGTTCCCAAACTAAAAATTGAAAATGCTGATGAAGATGTATCTACTATTCTTTTACAAATTGCAGATGGTTTTAAAAAACTTTCAGAAAAATTAAAATAATATGAGTATAGTACTTCCAACAAAAAAAGTAAAGGCAAATAGAGTTAATCCTAAAAGATTAATTATATATTCGAAGCCTAAAACAGGTAAAACAACAGCATTTGCTGGATTAGATGGTAATTTAATTATTGATCTAGAGCAAGGTGCTGATTATGTAGAGGCTATGAAAGTTAAAGCAAATAATCTTCAAGAACTTAAAGAGATAGGTAAAGCAATTAAAGAAGCTAACTATCCATATGAGTATGTTACAATTGATACTGTAACAGCTTTAGAAGATATGGTTATGCCGCTTGCAATTAACTTATATAAACAAACAGCAATGGGTAAGAATTATTCTGGAGACAGTATTCTTACTTTACCTAATGGTGCCGGTTATTTATATGTTAGGCAAGCATTCTTTCAAGTTTTAGATTTTATTGATACTTTTGCTCCCCATATTATTTTATCTGGTCACATTAAAGACAAGCAGGTAGATGATAAGGGTGAGATGGTATTATCTGCAAATATAGATTTGACAGGTAAAATAAAATCTCTAATTTGTGCTAATGCTGATGCAATTGGTTATATGTATAGAAAGGGTAATCAAACTATTTTGTCATTTAAGACAAATGAAGAGACTACCTGTGGTGCAAGACCAGAGCATTTAAGGAATGAAGAAATAGTAATTTCTGAAATGATAGATGGTAAGCTAGTAACTTACTGGGATAAAGTGTATAAATAATAAAATAATAACAAAATGGGACTAAGTACAAAAGATCTAGTAAACGAAAACAGTGGTGGTGGAATGGCAAAAACAATTGCTCCAGGAAACCACAGATTAAAAATCAACAGTTTAGTATTGGAGGACTTTCAATTTATTGATGGTGCAAAACATTTAGTACTAAATGTTGAGACAGAACCAATTGAAGGTTTTGAAGGTTTTCTAATTGACAAAGATGATGAAAGCAAAGGTAAGTATGCAGGTCAAATTGGTAGAGTAAAAGCTAGTCAATATGCATTTGCTGATGGACAAACAAAATCAGGAATTAAAGTTCAGAGAGACAGATCTCTAATGATGTTTCTTGCTAATTTGTCTAAAACATATGGTATAATGAAATGGTTTGAAGAGCAAGACAACAAGTTTAATACAATTGAAGAATTTGTAAAAAACTTTAGTGATAATGCTCCTATCAAAGACAAGTATCTAGATTTTTGTATTGCTGGTAAGGAATATGAAAATAAGTCTGGTTATACTGCTTATGATATGTGGTTACCAAAAGCAGAAAATAATAAGTATGCTTATGGAGAAGAAGATTCTGAAAGAATTCTTAAATATGATGAGTCTAAACATCTTAAAAAATTAGAAGTTAAGCCAGTAGAAAATTTTGGTGATGATGATGATGATTTTTCACCAAAATCTAAAAAATCTTCTGACTTTAGTTTAGATTAACAGCTCCTGATAGAGGGGTTGTAATGGCCCCTTTATTCACTTAAACTGGGTTGCTATGATTTCTACAAAAAACTTAATATATGATTTGGCTGATGTTCCAAGAGAATGGGTATTTGAGCATTATCTTAATCTGATAGAAAAACTTACTGGACAAAATATTAAAATTAAGTCTGTATTTAACACAAGAGAGAAAACTCCCTCTATGTGTATTTATATGGATAAAAACAATATATATAAGTTCAAAGATTTTTCTTCAGGTAATGGTGGTGATTCTATTGCTCTTGTACAAAGTCTATTTAATTTACCCACACGAGGTTCTGCAAGCTATAAGATTATTGAAGATTATAATCAGTATGTTTTAAACAATGGTTTTAATCCTATTAAATCTTATAAACAACACAGTAAATTTAAAGTTACTGATTATGAAATGCGGCACTGGAATACTCTTGATCAAAAATATTGGATGGGATACAGCATTGGTTCTAAATTATTATCTAGATACAATGTTGTTCCATTAGAATATTATATTATGCAAAAGACTGATGAAAATGGTGTTTTGTCAAGTATAACTATCAAGGGTAATTATATCTATGGTTATTTTAAAGAAGATGGGACACTTTACAAGATTTATCAGCCAAAAGTAAAAGATAGTAAATTTATCAAGGTAAAGGATTATATTCAGGGTACAGAACAATTATTGTTTGATAAACCATATTTGATTATTACATCATCTCTAAAAGATTTAATGGCATATCAAAAACTAAGAATAAAAAATTCTGAAGCAATTGCACCAGATAGTGAGAATACTATGATAGCTGAAAATATTATGAATAACATATGTTCTAAGTATGAAAAAGTATGTGTGTTATTTGATAATGATGAGGCTGGTATAAAAGCTGCAGAAAAATATAAATCTAAGTTTGGTTTTGAATATGTTGTTTTAGATCTAGAGAAAGATTTATCTGATGCTATTAAAGTACATGGTATAGATAAAGTAAGAAATAGATTATTACCTTTATTAAAATTACATCTTTTATGAGCTGGATATATCAAGGCAAGGAATTTACTGAAAAGGATATTCCTGAAAATGGGATTGGTTTTGTTTACATTATGTCTGCTATTATTGACGGAAAGTCTGTTATATATATTGGTAAGAAAAACTTCTTTGCTAATATAAAAAAGCCTCTTGGAAAAAAAGCTTTAGCAATGTCTACGGACAAAAGGCTTAAAAAATATAAGAGAGAACTTAAGCCAGACTTTATGAAATATTACAGCAGTAATAAAATTCTTAAAGATGCAAATAAAGCAGGTGTAGTAATTAAAAGAGAAATCCTAAAAATTTGTTACTCAGCTATGGAGCTAACATACCAAGAAACAAAGTACCAGTTTATATATGAGGTACTTGAGAAGGAAGAATATTTAAATGGAAATATTCTAGGCAGGTTTTATAAATTCAAATAATTATGACAGAAGAACAATTAATGGAAGTTTTGATCCAATTAGCGGATCAGGGAGTTACTGGTATTAAAGTATATTATGAGGGTGGTGGAGATAGTGGAGCTATTGATAGTATAGTATATACAGATAAAGAAAATCCAGAATGGGATGATATTCAAACATTAAATAGTTGGGAAAAAGATATATTTCTTACTAGTATAAATTCTGAAGCTCATTCGCAAATTGAGAATTTTGCTCATCAAACAATACTTGATAATATTGAGGATTGGTGGAATGATGAAGGTGGCTATGGAGATTTATTAATTAAAGTTCCATCAGGTGAATATATTGTGTATAACAATATCAGAATCACAGAAGTTGAAGAATATAACCATGGAGGTAATTTATTTAAAAAAACAGAAGACTAATGTCACATCCAATACAGCATGCTAAGTCATCAGTAAAAAGATGGGGTGGACAAATATCTGATTATCAGCAAATTCATGAATGGTTTGATGAAACTAAGGCTTGGATTGGACACAGCAAGCATAGAATGTTCCGTCATCACAGTGAGGGTATATTTGAATGTGAGAAAATATTTGGATCAAGCTTTACAAACACTGATGGTATAACTGTATACACAAGATATGTTGGAGAACAACATGTAAAAGAGGATTGCAATGGATATATTCCTACCGCAAAAGAATGGGTGGATAATATAAATACACCCACAGAATGGATGATTAAAACTTTAAAAATTGAAGATTAATGGAAAAAAGAATCAACATATTTACAGTAGATACTGTAATAGAAGATGGTAGTTACATAAAAATAACAGGAGTATATCAGATACCTGAAAGTTCATTATTTGAAAGAGGTGATATACTTACTGAAGATACATATAATGGTCATCAGATATATGTAGCATTTGCAACTAAAGATGAGAATGGAAAAGATGGTTTAGTATTAGATAATAAAAGCATGCATCCTACTATTAAAAAACCGTTTAGTGAAAAATTAATAAAAGAACTTAAACTTGGTATACACTTATTTAAAATTGAGGATTAATGGAAAATTACATTAATCACTGGGAATTAGCTATGGAATATGCTGAATCTAAAATAAAATTAGAAATGGGAGTTAGTACTAGAGCTGACTATGATCATCAAATATATATAAAAGAAGGCTATGAAGCTGGATTTTTGAAAGCTGTTGAGTTATTTAAGACTAACAAAGAATTGATGATTAAAACTTTTAAAATAGAAGACTAATGATTTTAAGTAAAGATGAAATCAAAAATTTAGTAAATATGATGAGGTCATCAGATAAAGAAAATCACTATCTGGTATATAAAGTTTTAGAACAACTAGATTTAGATGCAAATCTTGGAGAAATACTTGTTATTTTTAGATTTGGTATGTTTAAACTAGATATATGGAAAGATGATTGTAAAAAGGTCTATGATTTTATAGAACAAAAACTATATGATTATAATGGTGGTTGGGATTCAAAACCTACTACAAGTGATCTCCTGTCATTACTGACTAAGAATAATGCTTCTAAAGATTCTATAGAATTATTTCTAGAGTACTTTATGATGAATCTTGGTGGGATGTTGAGTAATATGGGGTATCCAACAGACAAGTTTGATCTAACAATTAAATTAAAAGACAATGGATAAACAGCAGAGTCTAAGTAAAATTAGCAAAGAGCTAATGCTTAAAGAGCCCTATTATGGGTTTTTTCTTATTATGTTAAATAAGATATGGAGAAATAATATACCTACAGCAGGTGTGAGTAAGAATGGAATTAATTATCAATTGACAATTAATGAGAAATTCTGGGAAAGTTTAAATGAACAGCATCAAATGGGTTTATTAAAACATGAATTACTTCATATTGCTTTTGGGCACTTAATCAGTTTCAGTTCTTTTGGTAATAAAAAACTAGCTAATGTGGCAATGGATATGGAGATCAATCAATATATTGATCCGGAATATTTGCCAGAAGGAGGCATAGATATAAATAACTATGAAGATCTTAATCTTGATAGAAAAGCAGGCTGTAGATATTATTATGATAAACTACAACAGCTTAAAGATGAGAAGGATAAGAATGGTACTTGCGGGAATGAACCTATGGACAATTTATTAGATGATATAGACAGTGGAAATATTCCTGATCATAGTACATGGGAAGAGTTTGCTGATCTTAGTGAAGCTGAGAAAAAACTAATTGAGAAGCAAATTCAAAAAGTTTTATCAGATGCTAAAGAACAAACTATTAAGAAGCGCGGAAATGTTCCAGGTGAGATAGAAGATGTAATTGTAATAGAAGAAATTACTCCACCAAAATTTGATTGGCGTGGGTATATTAGAAGATTTACTGGTATTAGTACTAAAGTATTTACTAAGAAAATCCGCAGAAAAGAAAATAGAAGGTTTGTTGAAAATCCAGGTTTGAAGATTAAAATGAAACAACACATGTTGTTGGCCATAGATACTTCAGGATCTGTAAGCAATGATGAACTAAGTGAGTTTATGAATGAAATACATCATATTTATAAAGCTGGTGTTGACATTACAATAGTTCAGTGTGATACAAGTATTAATTCTATTGAAACATATAAGGGTAAGTATGAGTTAAATGCAATTGGAAGAGGTGGGACAGAATTTGATCCCGTCCTAGATTATTATAATGAAAACCAAAGGAAATATACTAGCCTGGTGTATTTTACTGATGGTGAGTGTTATACATCTGTAATACCAAAAGGAAATGTTCTTTGGGTTTTGTCAGAAAGATCACATATGAATGAAGATCTTCCCGGAAAAGTGATCAAACTTGAACTTTAATTCCAATTTTATTACTTAATCACATTTTTTATGTATATTTGTATATGAAGTTAAAACATCAAAAACAGGATATACATAAGAAGTGTGGAGTGTATATCATAAGTACAAGTTCTCATAGATACGTGGGTAGCAGTGCTGATATATACTCTAGATATAAACAGCATTTAAATTCTCTAAAGAGAGGTAATCATTACAATGAATTTCTTCAAAGAGTGTATAATTTGTATAGAGAAGAAATGACTTTTACTGTTATTGAATTTTGTGAAAACTATCTTGAGAGAGAAGCATATTACATTAATTATTATGAATGTGATATTAATGCTGAAAGAGATCCAATAAGTAGAAAAAAGAGTGAAATTACAAAAGAAAAGTTGAGAATAGCTAACACTAATAAAAGGTTAGGTAAGGACAATCATGCTTCAATTAAGGTGTATCAATATACCCTAGATGGTTGTTATGTAAATGAGTACAGTAGTATAAGGGAAGCTGCATTAGCTGTTAACGGTAATGAGCAGTCCATAGGAGATGCTGCAAGTGGAAATTATAAATCTTCTAGGGGTTTTCAATGGAGAAAGGAAAGGTTTGATGTTATATCAAGTATTTCTAAGAGAAATAGAAAACCATATTCAATTAAGAAGATTAGCATATTTGATGGGGTTGAAACAACTGTTGTATCAAGTATTAAAGAAGCCGCATTAGTATTAAATGCTAATGAGGGCACAGTTAGAAAAGCTCTTACACATGGATTTAAGTGTAAAAGTAAAGTAATTAAATTAGAACTATAAAGTTATGAGTCAAGTACAGTTAAACGTTGAAGAATTAAAAAGCTTTATTAAGCATATGGTTAAAAATAACCAGCATATTCAAACTGAAGGTAAAGTACCTGTAGCAATTAATATTGAGGGTGATGCAGGTCTTGGTAAGACTTCTGCTATTATGCAATTAGGTAAAGAACTTAATATGCAGGTTGTAAAATTAAATTTATCTCAGCTTGAGGAATTAGGTGATTTGGTTGGTTTTCCAGTTAAAGAATTTGAAATTCAAAATGCAGAAGGTAAAACTACATGGATTAATGAATCTCAGATAAATGCAGCTACTAATAAAGGGTATAAGGTTGTTGGAAAAAGGATGTCACATGCTGCACCAGAATGGATTCAAGGTAAAGGTGAAGGTGGGTTCTTGATTCTTGATGACTATACTCGTGCAGATCACCGCTTTATGCAAGCAACTATGGAGATTCTAGATAGGCAAGAATATGTTTCTTGGAAGCTACCTAAGAACTGGCATGTTATCTTAACTACTAATCCAGATAATGGTGATTACAATGTAACTAGTCTTGATGTTGCTCAGAAGACAAGATTTATTTCTGTAGAATTAAAATATGATTCTGATGTTTGGGCTAAATGGGCTGAGAAAGCAGGAATAGATGGTAGATGTATTAATTTTATGTTGATGCACCCAGAGCTTGTAACTCAAAGAGTTAATCCAAGATCTATTACCACTTTCTTTAATGCTATTAGTTCTATAGATAAATTTGAAGATGAGCTACCACTTGTCCAAATGATTGGTGAAGGTTCTGTTGGGGCAGATTTTAGTTCTATGTTTACTATGTTTATTAATAATAAACTTGATAGAATTATTTCTCCGGCAGATATTCTTACTAAGGACAAAGACTATGTAATGAATGCTCTTACAAATGCTGTAGGCAAGGATGACAATTTTAGGGCAGATATCTCCAGTGTTATTGCTACAAGATTAATTAATTATTCTGTAGTTCAAGCAAACAATGGACCTATTTCCCAAGCTATTGTAGACAGATTAGCTACAATTACTACTGATTGTGAAGCATTTACAAATGACTTGAGATATTATATGATCAAGGAGATTGTAAATGGAAACAAGGTAAAGTTTGCTAAACTCATGCAGAATACTAATGTGGTGAAGATGGCTATCAGTTAAAACATTGATAGAACATTTACCCTTTTAATCAAACAATAAACAATTTAATAACTAAGATAGGGGAAGGTAATACTTCCCCTAATCTTTATAATTATGGTTATGGAAAAATATGTTCATATAGATTTACATAGTGATTGTAATTCAGACTATATTAGTGGTTTTGATGTAAAAATAGAAGAAGGTTTAGAAAACAATATAACTAGTTTTGTAAACGCAGAAAAATATGTTCCTCAAAAAGGAGATTTAATATATTTATTACCCGGTGTAAATATTCCAAGAGTTAAACTAAAGGATTTAACCTTAAATCTTGGTATTAAAGTTACAAGAGATTCTGAAAAAGCTAATATTATATTTAGCGGCAAAAGCAGTACAGGTAAAATGACTTCATCTTCTTGGTCTTATATGGCAGATGCAAATGCTATTTTAGAGTTTGTAAAAAGTGTATGCAAAGATGAATATTATATTGAAAAATTAGAAACAGCTATTGCTGCATCAGGTGCTACTAAAATTTGTGCAGATTGGTCAGATATGAGAAATTGTCTGTGCAATAAAAATAAAATTGATTATGAAAGTACTTATATCTATGCAATAGAATCTGAATATTTAGAGATATATAATAACATTCAAGGTAAAAGTGTTTATGATGAATCTGAGTTAATTGCCAACATTAATGGTGATGATTCTACTATTATAGATGAACAAGTTTATCAGCAATTAAAAACTATGTTTGAAAGCTCAGATGATGATAATCATATTCTTGCTATGGAGATTATGGCAAACTCTCATTATGAAAAGAGTATTCTTTATTTGCAAATGTTATTAAGTGATTATCAATATCAAATAAATAATTCTCATACTAAAAATCATGTGAATTTTAAATCAATGCTTAGTTATTTTAATTGGGGTCCAAGAGACATAAGTAGCAGAAATGCTGATGATATAATTAAGAAAATTGATGAGAAAAAGTTAATTACTTTAGATATGATTAAGATACTATATACTGAATATCAAGATAGTATTCATAGAAGCATTTATAATGATGATGTATTTGAGATTAAAGAAATAACTATCAAACAAGAGTATCTTGATAAACTTAATTTATCTTCTCTAAATTTAATTAATCTTGAAGAAGAAAATAATCTTGAGGTCACAGATCCAGTAGATGAAATAGTTACAGATGAGCTTATAGAAGCTGCATTAACTAACATTAACCGTAATGAACTTAAGTCAGAGTTAATAACAATAGAAGAAGAGTTAACTCAAGAACAGGAAACTCCTGAAGAAGAATTAAATAATAATCAAACAGAAGAAAGTAATGGCGGAGATGATTTTGAATGGTTCTGAGGAACTAGAGAAGTTTTATAAAGAAAAGTTTTATTTTAGCTTCAGTAGCTTAAGTAAACTTTTATATTCTCCAGCAGCATTCTATAATCATTATGT